CGTCCTGTTGAACCTGTTCTATGTTCATGTAATCTTCCCGCGCTAAACTCATGGTAGCTTCTTTTACTACTTCAACAGCCATTTGTTGAAAGGGTGCTTTCCCTGCTTCCATGGTCGAAGGTCCTTGGTCCTCCGTTACTGTTACTGTTTCTTCGACTGTTTCCGTTGGTGTTATATCAGCAATACTAGGACTAACAGCTTGTGCCATCATATTTAAAGGTTCATTAATGTCCTGATCGCCCTGTTGAAAAAGGTCAATGGACATGGCTTCTTCCAGTCCGGTCCCGGCTTGCATCTTGGGTACGCTCTTTTTAACAATATTTTTAAATTGAGAAGAGGGCTGATAATTCATTCCTTTGGCCAATTGATAGAAGATATGTTCTTCGCCACCGAGAAAGAAAGCTCTTTCCATCTGTGCTTTATCTGCATCAGAAATGGACATGGTTGGATCCTTAGCTAACGTTTGCATGAGGTTATATGCTTCTTGAAAAGGCATTAAAGCAAGACCACCTGTTTGCATCTTGGGTGGACCTACCGCTTGGGACAGGGCGTCTTGTAAGGTAATTAAGCCAGTAGCAAATTGATTGATGACCTCCTCAGAAAGAGTCAAACCTTTTTCTTGTATCATTTGATTCAGGATCGTAGCCCGCGCTTCAGGCACACTGATTCCTTGTTGAGCTGCGAGTGCTGCTACTTGTTGTTCGATTGAAGGTTCTTCAGTATCTCCCAAAATTTTTTCTAACATGCTTGCTACAGGGCCAAGCATAGCATTAGAAGCCTTTCCTATTTTTCTAAGTGCAGGAGGAACGGTATCCTCTATAAAGTTATCTCTTTCCGAAATAACTTGCATAGCTTGTGCCTCTTCTTTACTTGTTCCATCCTGATAACCCCTCGGATAAGGCACGTTTCCGCCACCCGTCATATTGACAGGAGAAAGACCGGACACGATTCCGTGTTCACGGTCGGAGAACAGTTGTCGGGTTTTCCAGTTCATTAGCCTCCCCCTAGGCCTCCCATTAATAATGACAATAATCCCATGAATGGATTAGTGCCGGCGTTGGCTTTATAGGTAGTTGCTGCCCCTGTTTTTGGCATCATGCCTTGCATCATATTGCCCCACATACCCATGCGTTGCCATGGTTCTTGGGCCATTGTATTAGCGGCATCAAATTGGGCGCCGTACATTTGATCTTGTATGCCTCTGCCCGTTTGACCCATTTGATTAAAAGCATTTATTTGATTCATTAGTCCTTGCTGTCCAGTCATACCGAGTTGTCCAAAAGCTCTCCCCATGGTTCCTAGTCCTTGGCCCGCAGCTTGTGCGCCTTGCATAGCTTGTCCAAAGCCTTTGGAGCGTATGTCACCAACGCCTTCCATCATGCCACGGCCGAAGGATCTTTCCCTTTCCTGTTCCATCAAGCGTCCACGGGAGCCGCCAAAGGCACCAGAACTGATGGCCCTACCTCTATCAGCCATGCCTTGTCGTTGATTAACCTCCCCCATATCGCGCATGGTTTGTTGCACGACATCCTGTTCATAAGGGTTGTAAAATTGTTGTATACCAGCAGGGGTAAAATAACCTGCCCCTTGTTGCATCATCTCTCCGCCTTGCTTTATATATGGGGAAAAGCCTCCGAGTCCTCCCGCCATTTCCCTAGCTTGCATTTCCATGGGATCGAGTCCTGCAACCTGCCGGACTGGAACCGGTGTCGGTTGTTGAGCTAAATTAAATATAGATTCTAAATAGCCACGGCGCATACCGCCCGCCCACGGTTCTTCATAAGTTGTGGTGGTACTTGGATCTAAATAACTTGCCATTAGCCCATTCCCTCTGCTTCTTTCATCATTCTATATAAATTTCTTGCGCCCATATTATCTACTGCTTTTTTTGTTACTACAAATTCGCCGGGTTCAAGCCAAGCTGGAGTTATGTCTCCGGGACCGTCTTTTTTACCGCCGTCTTTCATTCCCTCCGGTTTGCCTACATTGGCGTAGGCTACACCCGGCATCAACGCGGGCTGTATATTAAATACCCGATAATCCTGAGTGGGGCCACCATAAACATCATCCATTCCATACGTTTGTTGTCCCATGGGAATCACGGCTCCGGGATCACTGCCTTCTTTACGGGCTTTATTGAGTGCCCATAAAGCGCCCAAGGTCCCTAGTCCACCGCCGCCGAGTAAACCGCCACCGCCGTCTCCGCCGCCGAATAAACTATTTAATAGCCCCATAATTCCGCTACCTTGTTTATTTTCTCCTGTGCCAGTTCCTGTGTCTCCTGAACCTAGGAAAAGATTACGTAACCAAGGTCCAATTTGACCACCAAAGATTCCTGTTTCAGTGTCTGTTTCAGGCATTTCGTCTAGCCAATCAACATCTATTGAGTAGGCAGGATCTTTATCTCCCCAGTCAATAAAATTATTCCAATCAATATCTTGAGTAGGTAAGAAAGAATCAAGACCTCCTGCACTCTCTACTTCGCCTAAAAGTTCATCTATTAGATCTTGATCAAAATCTGCAATAGATACAGAGTCGTCGTAATCGTCGTCGCCCCTCCACCAATCACCGATATTACCAAACATACCCTGATCATCCTCTCCGGGTACAATCCATTCCCATACGTTACTTAACCAATTATCTGCCATATTCTTATTCTAGCTTCTTTTCAAGCTGTTGTCTCCATTATCGTTTTACTAAACTGCCACCAAAATACATACCGATTATTGCTGCTACTAAATTAGTATCCAAGGGTGTAATTACCAAACCAGTGAACTCTACCCATTTCATTGCTTCCTTCTCCGGTATAAATAAAAATCCCGGCTTAAACTCCGTATAGCCTACAGTAACAGCTAATTCTGGAAAAAAGATAACCGCTACTTTAGGTAAAACTACAATGGATAATACTGCGAGTATGGCTATTATTCTTCTTGTCCATTGAAAGCCTTCATTATTATACTCCCTTGCAGCTTTAAAAGCTTCAACCTGAAACTCCCCTCTAGCCAATAACATTTTCTGTTGAGCCTGTTTAGCTTTCAGGTTTTGAGAGAGCATACTCATAACTCCCGATATAAGTGTTGATCCCAACATAGTTATTAGCTCAAATGGAAAAGCCATTAAGTTATCTTATTTTTTACTGCTTCCACCTACATAGAGGCCAAACCAAGCTGCCCCTGCACCTACAATAACGGATACAAAAGCACTCTGAGCATTAGTAGGATCAGGTAAAGCCATGAACCAACTTGTTGTCATATAGAAAGCATATCCATATAAAGTAATTAATAGTCTTGGAAATATTCTCCATTTATCAAAGCCTTCTGCTGTGTTATACCACGTAGGTGCTTCTGATTTTTCAGGTGCGTCGGCATCATCTGTATTAATAATAATTGTTTTATCTGCCATTAGGGCCTCCTTGAATTCTTTTTATAGTTAGACATTTTACCTTTTTTCCTAGCATTTTGACTTGCTTTTATAGCTCTTAGACGCCGTTCAGCAGCTTTTTTATTAGGAGAAACTCCTTTGGTATTGGCTATTTTCCAGCCTCCCTCTACTTTATTTATCGGCATTTTATACTCCTATAAACTAATCGAAACTGCGCCATTTGTGCTTATAGTTAAGCTACCTACGGAACCAATCGCTTCCAAACCAACTTCCGTTCTGGTCGATATATCCTGCCATTCACTTCCTGTATATATCTGCAAGACACTTTTGTTGGTGTTCCATATTACATCCCCCGCATTAAATTTATTCTGATCTAATTGTGTGTCATTGTATTGGGGTGTTGCTGTCGTATCAAAGCGTCCTAAATTAATCTCCAGGATACGCACCATACGGTTGTATATACCTGAATGAACGAAAGGCTCGTGTTCGCTAATGGCAATAGGTAAACGCGTTTCTAACAGTTTTCCCATTATCTGCGTCCATCGGGCTTAACATCCATACGCGTATCCCCCAAACGCCAACCCACGCCTAAACGCGTTGCTGATGTATTATCATCGTCGGATTCCACTCTAAAAGTCAGTTGTCGTGCGCGTATGCGCGCATCCAATTTCTGCGTAGTAGAAGTGACGGTTTGCGTCGTATCCGTGGTTAAACTATCCCCTGGAAAATCCCTTGATTTTAATACGAAATTAATTGTTTGATCGGTTCCACCATTGCCTGTGAACTTAACATCAGGAATAACTTTACGGATAAACGTATAGTAGTCCCCATCGGGCTGCATATCAAAGTCACTGGATTGAATATACACATTATCCATAGGAGAGCCATCAGCATCGTTACCGTTTTCATGGTTATACAGATACTGTGTGGAGCTTACTTCGCCAGTGGCCCTTGGGTAAGTTGATAAGCCTTCGTCCAGCCACGCATAACGCGCTAATTGACCAATCGTCCAAGTGCGTTCAGCGTAGTTATACACCACATAACGATCTATTTCCGTACTGTCTCCAGAGACATAAAACCAACCTACTTCGTTAAATTGTTTATTTAAAAAGCCAAATGTTTTAAAAGATTGTTCTTCGTTAAAGTCACTAAATACATAGTAATGAACACTGCATGGAAGTGGAGAAACAGAACCGGCGTATCTGTAAAAACCTTTTCTATCCATCCAATACACACCATCGGGAGTATTAACCGCAGCTTTGGGTCCAATAAGACCTACTCCTTGATTAATTAAGTTAATGCCAAAGGTAAAAGGAGGACCGATGTAGGACATGGAGTACATGGAAATATCTGTCCACACCAGTATTTCTTCTCTGGAAGATACTCCCCCAATAATATCGGAACCCGATGAGATTCTTAATGATCCTGCTGTATTGGTCGCTATTGGCTCCCAATCGCCTGCATTTTCTTGGTCACTCCAACAAATAAACATCGGATCAATAGCACCTGTTCTAGAACCTCCTGAAAGAGGATCCGCACCAAGACAAATAACATGTCGGTCTTTTTCTGAGACTAATACTTGTAAAGCTTTAGTTGGAGCCAAATTAGCGCCCGATAGTGCAGTGAGCGCCACAGCTCTGGAGCTTGTTCCTCCTGATTCATCCCAATAATAAATACCTTCTCCACGTACATTCATTATAAGATCTTCACCGAAGTTATCATGGGACCATAGACGTAATTGATTAGAAGCATCCAAGGTGCCTACACTACCAAAACCACCTGCTCCCCATGTACTGATACCCCAACCTGTGCCTTCTACATAAACATCTAAGCCAACATTAATTTGATAGGTTCCAACAACACTACCACCCCCGTTGCCACTATCACTGCTATTAGCAGTAACAGTATCTCCATCGGTATCTTTAGCCTCTACTGTGTAGCTATTTGCATCAACAATCGTCGCAATTTGATATTCTTGATTGAGTACATCGGCGGTAATAAGACCGCCTAAAGTAGCCGCACCACTAAAGGTAACAAAGTCATTTTGTACTGCTCCATGAGCAGTATCAGCTACAGTAAGGGTGGCATCTCCATTACTCGCAGAGAAAGTAACGTCCCCCGCCGATGTGGTAGCTCTAATAGGAGTTATATCATGGAAAGAGGTACCAAGTTCTACGTAATATTTATAGGTGGTTCCTATGCCAAGATAGCGTGTTCCAGCGAGATCTACCCAACCGTGTAAGGCACGACCAATACCTAAATAAGAATTAGAGGTCTGCTTCTGCCAACCACCAATTTTTTCTGGTTTTCCTTTGCGAAAACGTACTAGATTAGCATCATACCAACCACCTTCATTACTGTAGTCGGTTCCTTCGCGATCTATTCCGGGCTTGAATATATATTTGGCGTAGGGCATTTGCTCATTATTTCTTAAAGTTTAACGCCAAAAAGTTTATTGCCTTGTTTATTTTCCCAACAAAAGCATCATCTTTTGTATTCTTTGTGTGAGGAGAAACTGCTGCAACTATTGAGGCCACTGCAATTATCCATACGATTATATTTATTATTGTCCAAATCATTTTAAAACACCTGTCCTGATAAAATTGTTGCCATGCCTACTACTAGGGAAAGCAACGTAGTTATTATTAATACTTCCAATCTTTTAATGCGATAGATAGTTTCCCGCCATCTTTCAGCGCAAACTGCTTCGTGTTTGTCCAAATCTGCCGCCACTTCTATCGTTGTCTTTTTAACCATTATTCCTTAATTGTACCTTATACTCAACTTATTCTGTTTTCTCTATTTTAAATCCTTTAAACCATGAAGGTAAACCCAAGAATGGTCTAGTATCAAACTTATTTTCTTCCGCTTCTTCTTCTTTAGCGTTGTTATAGTGAAAGAATACTTGTCCACAGTTTTCTCCTTCAAACTTATCTCGCCAGTGTTCTATATCACAACCCCTATAAGCTATTAAATCACCAGCTTCCATTAAAAAAGACTTTCCTTTCTTACCTGTACCGCCTGTTGGGTCTATAAATAGTTCCCAAGGGTCACCGCCTAAATTCATTGTGGCTGATATTTCGCAACTGTACCTGTCAGTGTGTCTTTTTAACACATCCCCGTTTTTATATATGCGGGCATAGCTGTAAGTGGGAGAAAGTTTAAGACCACTTTCTGCTTCCATGCGTGGTAATAGTTTTTCTAATAATGTCTCCATTACTATATCTCCATAATGGCTATAAGTATCAGGCACTTGAGGATCGTTCCACACTCCCCAATTTGAATTAAATTCAGAAATGTACCGACTATCGTAAAAAGTTCTTACTACTTTTCGTTTAGTTAAAAAATAGTCATAACAAAACTCAGCTAACTCTTTTGAAATTGCTCTTTTAATAAAGGCGTATTTTTCTTTTTTAAACATAAGGCTGCCCTAAACTCCAACACACCAAAGAGTGTCGTATTCCTTTAGTAACTGGTTTTACTCGATGCCAAACAAAAGAAGGAAATATAATTAAACTTCCTCTCGGTCTTATTTCTTCACAAATTTTAGGTTGTTTATCTCCGTCTTGATCGTGAAAAGCAAACTCTAAATCTCCACCTTCATAGTCTTCTGGATCGCTTAAACAAAGAGTCATGGATAACTTTCTTATTTTACCATTAGTGTTTGGATCATCAGGTTTATCATAAGGAACTGGATTGCTGTCACAGTGCCAATCATAAAACTGTCCTTCTTTATACTCAGTATATTGGCAAGACTCTGACCAATCCCACTGAAAATTCCAATTAGCTCTTTCATTTGCTATTTGAAGAAAAGGGTGTAGTTCTTTATATATCCACTGTCCTGAAAGCCACACAACATCTGACTTTCTCTTTTTCTGTATGTTTTTTAATTCTTCTTCGGAAGGAGGAGTATCTTTACGAAGATTCCCTCCTGTTAACCCTTTCTGTTTAGCAAAGGATTCTCCTGTTTTAACTATTTCATCACAAATTCTTGAGGGGATAACTGAAGGAAAATACCAGTAATAATGTTGTAAGTTCATAAAAGTTTAACGCCACTCGCCTGCAACCTTTTTCTGAAATACTTGTCTATAGTCCCAAACTCCACCAGAGTTAACATTCGGTTCACTAACAATAACTATACCAGACCCTCCAGCAGCTCCAACTCCCGGTGAAGCTGGGAAACTAGGAGTGTATTGAGTAGTACAAATTCCTCCGCCTCCACCGCCTGTATTAACACTAGCAGTTCCTAAAGTTGGAGAAGGTGCGCCATCATCGTTTGCATTACCAGCTCCGCCTTTTTGAGCAGGAAAAATACTTCCTCCTCCTAAAGTATGACCTCCTTCTGGACCATTATTAATTTTTCCTGAATCAGTAGATAGTTTATGTGTAAATCTATAAGCACCTCCACCACCTCCTGCATACCAAACTTTTGAGCCAGAAATAGTAGACATCTTAGCTAATCCACCTGTACCAGCTACAGCATTCCAATCGTTACCAAGTCCATCGGGAACTTCATCTCCACCGTCACCACCAGCACCGCCACCGCCACCGCCAGCATAGTAGCTACTACCGTTGTATCTTCCGTATCCGCCAGTGTTTCCTTCAGGTGGATCAAAACCATCTGGATTTCCAGGATATACTTCTGTTGCTGTAGGACCATTACCACCAGCACCACCACTAGAACCTCCAGGTTGTCCTACTGAATGACCTGCTGCTGCAACTGCTCCTCCACCACCACCACCATTGCATGTTCTAGGATCGGAAGCAGAAGCAAAAACTGAATCAGCGCCCGGAGAACCAATAGTAGCACCAGAATCAGGTGTACCAGCACCTCCTGCACCGACAGTTACTGTCACAGCAGAAGTTGGAATTGGTTGAGCTGAAAATTCTCTATAACCTCCTCCTCCACCGCCTCCTTGGGCACTACCACCACCACCGGCTACTACTAACAAATGACATTCGGTTGACGCAGCATCGGCAGTAAATGTACCTGAAGAAGTAAAAGTCGTTATTTTAGGTGTGATTGTAAAGGTTTTTCCTATTAATCTACTCATTATCCCCAATCTCCGTTTACTTTATAGTCGTATAAATTTTCTGTATTCCACACACCACCTGCGGTCCATGTTCCTTTAGGTTCACTAATAACAACGACTCCAGAACCGCCAGAAGCACCTACTTGAGCAGCAGGGGCACCTGTAGGGGAAGCTTGAGTTCCGCCTCCTCCTCCACCACCACCAGTATTGGCAGTTGCCGCAGTTCCAGCACCTGGACCAGAAGGTGATCCAGCAGAGCCACCAGCTCCACCACCACCTGCTCCACCAGCAGAATCAGGAGCAGCATCTCTACCACCTCCACCTCCGCCAGCATAAGTTACATCACTTCCTGAAATATCATAAACAGTTCCCATACCTCCACCAACAGGACCCGCTGATGGACCTCTACCAGTACCCATAGAACCTCCCCCAGAACCTGCTTGTTGTCCCGGAGTATCAGAACCTTCACCACCCGGACTTCCTTGTGGAGCAGGAGCAGGAGTGGAATCACCAGCGTTACTTGCACCCGGAGAATCAGCAGCTCCACCACCACCAGAGCCACCATCAGTTCCATGAGAAGCACCACCACCAAACTCGACTCCGCCACGACCACCACCTACAGCAGTATAAGTTGTACCACTAGCGACTACTATAGTATCAGCACCTTGTTGTCCATTACGACCTTCGGCTGGATCAGGACCATGTGCAGTTCCACCAGCACCACCAGCACCTATAGTGACAGGCACAGGAGAAGTAGGCATAGCTACAGCAGTACCAGCAGGAGTTCGAGCAGTACTTGAATTAAATAATACTCCACCAGCACCTCCACCACCTCCACCGGATTGTCCAGCGTTAGGACAGGCAGAGCCACCTCCACCACCAGCTACCATTAAAATTTCAGCTTCAGTAGTTATTGGATCGGCAACGAACGTGCCTGAAGAAGTAAAAGAAGTTACTTTAACCGCAGTAACTGGATCATTTTTTATACCTATAATTCCACCATTACTGGGCATATCTTCCTCCTATAAAGCGATCCATTTCTTGTTAGACGCATCCCATCTATAATCAGTTTCGCCCGACTCAGAATAAGTAGTTCCTAGCCATCGTGAGTTATCTTCATCCCATGAAGTATCTACAGGCTTTCCATCTTCTTCAACGTCATTAGGATAAGTAACAGGTGCTTCCCAATCACCACTATTATTTAAAGTCCAAGAAGCATAAGGTTTAGGAACTATAAACATATTTTTACTGGCATCATAGCTAAAGCCAGCACCAGCGTATTGTTTTCTAAAATTATTATTATACGAGGTTTGTTTCCAAGCAGTACCGCCTGATGTGTGAGGAACTAAATTTTCAACAAATGTTTCTGCACCAGCAGATAATTCACCGCCATTAGCGTTTACATCATCATTAGATATTACTACAACCCTAAGAACAACATTACTAG